TACCGCTGGCAACACGGGAGCAATTATTTTCACCGCCACCCCTGCCGCTCGCACTCTGTATTGGGTAGGTGGTTCAGGTAATTGGTCTGATACAAACCGATGGTCACTTACCTCTGGAGTGGTGGCCCCAGTCGCCATTCCAACATCGCTTGATGCAGTAGTTTTTAATTCAGCATCCAATGCCACAGCTTATACAGCCACGATTGATGCGGGTGTAACGATTGCTCGGTGTGCGTCATTCACAATGGCTGGCCCGTTATCAGGTAACGTCACCTTTGCTGGTTCGGTGGGGATTGCCTTCCACGGTAACGTAAGTTTTGCTGCGACGGGCATTACACGGACATACACGGGTGCGATGCAATGGGCTGGGAATAGCAGTTATACGTTTGATACTAATGGACTGGTTTTAGCTTCAGCGTGTACAGTTATTGGTGTTGGGTCTACATGGACATTAGCACGCAATACAGATGTTGGATCATCTACGTTTACGATTACACATGGAACATTTAGCACATCTGGCAGCAATTACACATTATCTTGCGGCCTATTTCAGTCCAATAATTCAAATATCCGATCAATTTCCTTAAATGGAAGCACAATAAACCCTTTTAATGTTACATTTACAACATCAACCAATTTAACATTTACGGCAGCAACATCAACCATATCATCTGCTTCGACAAATCCAGCATTTAATGGCGGTGGATTGACATTTAACAACGTCAGTTTCACAAACGCCGCCGCAACCGATATCACAATCACAGGCGCAAACACCTTCAACACACTCTCGTTTGCTGGTCGCACAAGTGTTGGCATTACGCCTGTCACATTCAGCGCCAACCAAACAATCACTACCCTGACCCTGAATGCTGGCACCGCTGCGGCCTATCGCACGTTCTTGGCATCAGACACTATCGGTACACAAAGAACACTAACCGTCACCACTTTAACTGCTGGTGCATCGGATTACGACTTCAGAGATATTGCGATTGCCGGTGGTGCTGCTCCCATCTCAGGCACTAGGTTCGGTGATTGCAAAGGCAATAGCGGGATTACGTTTCCCGGTGCAAAGACGGTCTATTACCGCAACACGGGGTCTGCCAACTGGGGCACTACCGGAACAGGCTCATGGTCTGCAACGTCTGGTGGCAGTGCTGATGCAACGCAATTCCCTCTAGCCCAAGATACCGCAATCTTCCCAGCGGCAACATATCCAGCATCAGGCTCAACGACCACGGTAAACGCCAGCTACAACATTGGCACCATAGACATGAATCTACGGACGACCAACACAATGACGCTGGCGACGGGTTCGATTACGCCTCAAATCTACGGCAACTGGATTAACGGGACGGGAACGACGTTAAGCGGTTCTGGAAGGATTACTTATGCAGGTCGGGGAACACAGACTATTACTAGCGCAGGAAAAACTTTTACGCAATTAACTACTGTGAACAGTCTTGGCGGTTCAGTGACGCTTTTAGATGCTTTTGTAACAAGCAATAACTTAAGTAGCAATCCAGAACTATTGGCGGGTACTTTTGACGCTGCCGGATATAACGTAACCGTATCTGCGAGTAATGCATTTGTTGCAGTAACTACAAGTGGTACGCTTGCGAGGACGCTTGCCATAGGTTCTGGCACTTGGACAGTGGCGGCGTCAAGCACTCCGTGGGTCATAAGTTCAACAACTAATCTTACCGTTACCGGCACAGGTACTATTAGTCTGACCAACGCAAGTCCTAAATCATTTACTGGCGGCGGCATTTCCTACACCAACATCACCCTTAACCAAGGCGGTGCAGGTACGCTGACCATCAATGGCAACAACACATTCAAAGATATTACCAACACTTACAGCGCTACGGGTGCAACGACTATTGCGCTGGGCGTCTCAATTCAGACGGTAACGCAATTCACTGGGACTGGAGCGGTAGGCAAAGTATTGACGATTTCCGGTACATCTGCGGCAAATCCGGGGACGTTGATAATGTCCTCTGGCGATGCCAATATTGATTATTTAATTATTTCTAACGTCCGAGCATACCCGCTATGACTTGGTACGCTGGCTCAAACTCTACTAACAGTGGATCGTTAGGCTGGCGATTTGAAGTTAGTGGTGGCGTTACGGTTTTAGTAACAGGCGTATCTGCAACTGGTGCGATAGGCTCTGAAACCGTTACAGGCGATGCAAATGTTTCTCTAACTGGAGTCCAGGCAACAGGTTTTGTCGGTTCCGTTACTGTTGCTACAGGCATCGATGTTCCGGTTACTGGCGTTTCGGCTACTGGTCAAACTGGATCAGTCAGTATTACCGGCGATGCTAATGTCCCGTTAACCGGGGTATTTGCTACAGGTCAGATTGGCACCGTTGTAATCACTGCTGATGCGAATGTTGCACTTACAGGCAATGTAGCGACCGCACAAGTTGGTGATCTTACTGTTTATGGTGCGGCAAACGTCGATCTTATTGGAGTATTTGTCACTGGACAAATTGGGACACCAAGCGTACTTGCTGATTCAAACGTATCTCTGTCTGGAGTATTTGCAACAATAAATGTTGGCAATGTAATTGTTTCTGGCAGTGTTGATGTTGTATTGATAGGGTTTCAAGCGGTTGGACAAGTTGGTGTTGTTTCTATTACTGGTGGGTCTAATGTTGTTTTGTCAGGGGTTCAATCAACTGGACAAATTGGCAGTGTTTCAATTACTGGTAATTCAAATCTTGTTCTGACTGGCGTATCTGCTACTGGTCAAGTTGGATCAGTAGCAGTATTCATCGGTACTCTTGTAATTCTTACTGGCGTATCCGGTGCGACTGAATTAGGAACAGTTGTAGCAACAGCAAGTGCAGATGTTCCTGTTGTTGGATTATCAGCAACTTCTGCTGTTGGTTCTGTTGTTGTTACAGGAACGGCAACGGTTGAGCTTTCTAGTGTCGTATCTAATGGAGTCGTTGGAAATGTAACTGCGAGCGGAAATGCAGTTATAACGACCACTGGTTTACAAGCAACAACGTCTCTTGGAATTGTAGTAGCCACGGGCGATGCTAATATAAGTATTACCGGGCTATCAGCAACTTGTTTGCTTGGGTCAGTTACGGTCACTGCCGGTGCTGTTGCTGTTGTTTCTGGGGTAGTTGGGACCACTGCGCTAGGCACAGTTACCCTCGAATCAAACAACTATCTTGATGTCACTGGCGTACAGGGAACGACTGCGCTTGGGACGGTAAACGCTCAAGCGTCTGCCGTTGTTCCTGTCACAGGTGTATCTGCTACCTCTGCTCTAGGCTCTGTCACCGTTACCGCTGGCGCTGTCGTTGATTTAACGGGCGTACAAGCGACCGGACAAACCGGGACGGTGGTTATCACTGCCGACGCAAATATTCCGCTTACAGGCGTATCTGCGACTGGGCAGACGGGTACTGTAACCATCCTGGTTGTTGTTCCCGTCACAGGGGTGCAAGGAACTACGGCACTCGGTACAATTACGCTGGAATCCAACAATTATTTAGATGTTACAGGTCTACAGGGTACGACAGCGGTTGGTGTTGTTAGTTTATTGGGTGTCTGGTCGATCCCTGACGTTGATGCGAATGCCTGGGTGGATGCTGCGACGGGTGCTAATGTTTGGACTGAATCCGCTATCGGATCGAATAACTGGACGGAGACTGCTGTAGTTCCTGATGTATGGACGACAGTTAACCCGTCATCGAATACCTGGACAGTGCAATGAGAATCACATTCGGACCGTGGTTACCAGATCAACCGGGGATAGCTGGAGCGCTGACGGAGGCAAATAACGTCCAACCGATTGCTACCGGATACGGACCCCTGCCGTCGGTGACAGACTTTTCCAACGCTGCCAGCGAGAACCTGCTTACCTGTCAGGTTGGTAGATGGTTGTCGGATACTCAATTATTTGCTGCTGGCGCTACAAAATTATTTCGGTATTGGCCTAGTAAAGCGGTAACGATTACCGGGGCGACGCAGGCAAATCCTTGCGTTATCACCGCTACTGCTCACGGGTTTCGGACGGGTATTACCGTCACGATTACCGGGGTCGGCGGCATGACTCAACTAAACGGCAATACTTACACTATTACGGTTATCAATGCGAACTCATTCAGTCTTGACGGTGTGAATTCAACGGGATACGGCACTTATACCTCTGGAGGCACAGCAACGGCTTACAAGTACCTCCAGGACGTATCTCGGACCGCTTCTGCGTACACCACCACGACATTCTGGACGTTTGCTCAGTTTGGTCAGACGTTGATCGGGGCTAACGGTCTCGACAAGTTGCAAGCCTGGACGGTTGGAACATCGTCGAACTTTGCTGATCTTGCTGCGGCGGCTCCTACCGCTCAGTTTGTGACAACCGTTCGTGACTTTGTAGTCACTGGCAAGACTTCAAGTTATGCCAACAGAGTTCAGTGGTCAGACATCAATGACTCTACAGACTGGACTGCTGGGACTGGCAGTCAAGCAGACTTTCAGGACATCCCCGACGGTGGTGAGGTGCGAGGCATTACCGGCGGCGAGTTTGGCATTGTGCTGATGGAGCGTGCTGTTGTTCGCATGACGTATGTCGGTGCGCCGTTGTTCTTCCAGTTTGACACGCTCACGAGGTCTCTAGGGTGTTACGAGCCTCGCTCTGTCATTCAGTACGGGGCGATGACGTTCTTTCTGTCGGACGATGGTTTTTATTCGTGCGATGGTCAGCAGGTCAAGGCAATCGGTAACGAGAAGGTAGACCGTTGGTTCTTCAGTGTGATGGACCCTGCCAAGCTCGCTGAGATGTCTGCGGCTTGCGATCCTCTCAACAAAACGGTGACTTGGTGCTTTACTGACATTTTCAACACTAAAAAATTGATTATCTATAACTGGATTCTTGATCGCTGGACGCACGCTGATACCACCGCTGATTACATTTCGACGATTGCCACAAGCTCGACTGATCTTGAGAGCCTTGCTCTGTTATATCCGTCGATTGATACTGTCCCTGCAAGCCTTGACTCTCGTATTTGGTCTGGGGGTAAATTGTTGTTGGGAGGGGTGGATGCGACGAAAATCGTATCGTTTGGTGGGTCAAACCTCACAGCGACAATCACGACGGGTGATCTGTCTGCGGAGGGTTTGGAATCAATCGTAACGCTAGCGAGGCCACTAATTGAAAGCGGCTCTGCAACGGTTTCTGTCGCATCGAGAAAGCGTCTGGATGCGAATATCGCTTATGGCTCCGCTGTTAGCGCTGATGCTGATAATAGGGTGTCTCTACGTTCTAGGGGTAAGTTTCATCGGTTATCTGTTGTACCTAGTGGTAACTGGACGGCTGCTGTAGCGATGGACGTTACTATCGTCCCCACGGGTGGTAGGTAATGTTTCTTAGACTTCCACCACAAGGCGGCAATCCTCGACAGATTAGCGAGGTTGTAAACCGTATTCTTGACGGCAAGATCAACTCTACCGGGTTGGTGACTCTTGCGACGGGTAACGCCACAACCACAACGCTGTACGACGCAAGAATCAGTGAGGACAGTCTTATTGTATTCGTGCCGTTTTCGGCTGCGTCGATGGCTGACCCTGTTCCTTACGGAGCGTTCCAGGACTCTACGGACCAGACTGCTGCAAGTACAACAGCGGCGTATGCAATCACGTTCAACACGACGGATTACTCTGCTGGCGTTTCTGTTGTCAGCAATTCGCAGATTACAGTAAGGACTGGTGGCGTTTATAACATCCAGTTTTCTATTCAGTTTGCAAATGGGAATGTTGCCATTCAAGACGTAGACATCTGGTTTCGGAAGAACGGGACGGATGTCGCTGGGAGTAACTCTAAGTTTTCTGTGCCTAACTCTCATGGCGGGACTGATGGTCACTTAATTGCAGCGCTGAACTTTTACATTCAGTTGGCAGCGGGTGATTACGTTCAAATTATGTGGGCGACGACATCGACAGACGTTTCACTAGAACAAATTCCAGCGCAGACCACTCCTACAAGACCATCCACTCCGAGTGCGATTGTCACTATTAATAAGGTGGACGAGTCGTCTACGTCTGATATTTACGCATCGAACCAGACTCAAGGTCAGTGTACTGTGAACCATTTCGCTAACAGTACGGCAGACAAAACTTACAGGTATGTCGTCCTTGGATAGGTTGTATATCGAGCCTGCAAAGCTTCGAGATTGGTGGCATTGGGTGCGTGTTGGCTTGTTGGAGGTAAGAGATGCCTCGACGGATAAGTGGATACCAGAGGACATTTATCACGAGTGCATGGTTGGTAGGGCGATGTTGTGGGTGATGTTGGACGATAGACCGAGAGGATTTGGTGTTTTAGTCCCGCAGGGTGACACCTTACATATCTGGTGTGGCTACGGGGCGTTTTTGATGGATGAGGGATTTCGTCATGCTAGAGAGATTGCTAAATCGGGGGGTGCGAGTAAAATCTCGTTTGAGAGCCTTCGACCCGGTTGGCAGAAAGTAGCGGCGAAATACAAATTTAAGCCGATTAAATTTATTTCCGAGGTGTAATTATGGCTGGCGGCGGCGGTTCACAGACCACGACACAACAAATTGACCCGACGGTTCAACCATACGTTGAATACGGGCTACAAGAAGCTAGGCGGCTATATGAAAAGGGGATGCCAGCGTATTTTCCTGGCCAGACCTATGCCGGTCCAAGCGACTACACAAACCAAGCTATCGGGATGGCGGCTCAACGAGCACAAGCTGGCTCTCCGCTAGTTTCTGCTGCTCAACAGGCTACTCAGGCAGCTACCGGCTACCAAGCTCCGACTGCGGCGTTTGGCGACATTTACGGTCGGGCGCAGATGCAGCCGGGTGCCGGGATGTACGGTGATATCTATGGTCGTGCTCAGCAGGGTGCCGCTCCGGGCTTGTATACCGACATCTACGGTCGGGCGCAGGCAGTCCCGACAGCCGGGATGTTTACCGACATTTACGGTCGTGCTGGGCAGGTTTCCCCTGATGTAACCGCAGCAGGTGGATACCTTGGAATGAATCCGTTCTTACAAGGCACATTCCAAGCGGCTGCAAGGCCAATTACTCAGGAGTTCCAGAAAGCTGTTTCTGGCATTCAGAGTGCAGCATCTAAGGCTGGACGGTACGGGTCTGGGGCACAGGCTCAACTGGAAACCGGGGCGGCTGAAGCGCTGGCTTCCAA